CGTGATGACAACTATGATGGCATTGATGTACTCTTCCCCGACGCAAGACTTGTTGACAAGAAGATCGAGATGCTTCGTAACAATCCTACTGATTGGGTTGTTAAAGTTATGAATGGTGTTCATAAGAGCCCGTTTAGTCGTATTAAGATGATTTATGCCGACATAACTGGTGACGACGCAAGAGCTAAGGGTTATGTAACTGGCAACCAGAAGGTTTCTGAAGTTATTGCTCTTCTTCACAGAACCACTTCTCCGACAACCATTTACAAGCTTCAGAAGCTTGACAGAGATGATATCATCGATATTACTGATTTTGATATTGTTGCTTGGCTTAAGGCTGAGATGAGAATCATGCTTGAAGAGGAAATTGCTCGTCAGATTCTCGTTGGCGACTTCAGATCTGCTTCCAGCAGCGATCGTATCGATCCTAACTGTGTACGTCCCATTCTTACTGATACTTCAAATGATCTTTATGCGATGCGCTATAGCTATGCTGTTGGCCAGACCGAGAATGAGTATGAGAAGTTTATCGATGAGTGTTGCCTTGCAATGATCGATTATGAAGGCACAGGTTCGCCGACTCTTTATACAACTCCCGAATATGTTGGTCATATGCTTCTTGTTAAGGATACTCTTGGTAATAGAATTTACAAGACAAAGTCCGAGCTTGCTTCCGCTTGTGGTGTTAAAGAGATCGTTGAGTGTCCTTACATGAAAGATACTACCAGAACTGAAGATAGCGAAACTATTCATAGCATGGGCTTTGAAGATGCTTCTGGTAATGATTGCCTTTGCAAGGGTATTATTGTTAACCTTGCTGATTACACTGTTGGCGCAGATAAGGGTGGCGCTGTAAATATGTTTGATGACTTTGACATCGACTTTAATAAGTATACCTATCTGATTGAAACCAGAATCTCTGGTTCTCTTACTAAGCCGAAGTCAGCAATCGTTATCGGTGTACAGCAGGCGTAATTTAATCAAAATGGGGGTTAAATCAATATGGCGAAGTTTCGAGGAAACATTGGCTACGTCAAGACTGAAGAGACTTCACCTGGCGTATGGACCGATGTAACTTCCACAAGATTATATTCTGGAGACGTTTTACGCAATTCCAGAAAATGGCAGCAAGGTGAAAGAATAAATGAGGACCTTAATATATCAAATCAGATAAGTATAGTGTCTGATCAGTTTATTCTTGATAATCTTGCTTTCATCAAATTTGTTGAGTTTATGGGCGTTCGTTGGTGTATCACTGATATATCAATTGAGCGTCCTAGACTTATATTAACTCTTGGAGGGATTTACAATGGGAACGAGGTTGAGTCTCCATGAAGAACTATGTACTCTCCTCGGGACTAGAAATGTATATTATCAGCCCCCAGAGAGTATAAAAATGCAATATCCATGTATAGTGTATGAACCTCAGTATGTAAATATTCAGCGTGCAGATAATAAAGCTTATCGCATGATGGATAAATACTTAGTCAAATATATTACTAAAAATGCTGATGATACATTATACCATGATATTTTGCAACACTTTGAGACCTGCGCTTTTGATAGATATTTTAGAAGCGATGGTCTACATCATTATACAATATCTTTATATTATTAAGGAGGAATCCAATTATGGCAAAACTTAAATGGCATGAGACCGGTGAAAAGTATTATGAAACCGGTATTAAGGATGTAGTTCTTTTTGTTTATAATGACGAAGCAACTGCATCCGATGATTCAGATTATGAAGATGGAGTAGCATGGAACGGCGTTACTTCTCTCAGTGAGACTCCGTCTGGCGGTGAGGCATCAGATCTTTATGCTGATGACGATAAGTATCTTAGCCTTTATTCCGAAGAGCAGCTTGGCGCTTCGATCGAAGCCTACACTTATCCCGATGAATGGGGTGTTTGTGATGGATCTGCTATTGTAGGTGATGGTCTTGAGCTTAAGCAGCAGACTAGAAAGATGTTTGGTCTTGCTTATATTACCACTGTTGGTAATGATACTAATGGTAATGATGAAGGTGAGAAACTTCATCTTTTGTATGGTTGTAAAGCATCTCCTTCAGACAGAAGCTATGCAACTATCAATGATAGTCCCGAAGCTATTACTTTCTCCTGGGAGCTTACAACAACTAAGCAGGAAGTTCCTGAAGGTTACAAGAAGACTTGCCTTATTACTGTAGATACCACCAAACTTACCGGCGGTAAAGACAATGCTACTTATAAGCAGCTTAAAGCTATGGTTCAGGGCGTTGATGCTGATTCTACAGCTGACCCCGCAGTTGCTGATGCAGCTCCTTATCTTCCCAGAGCAAAAGCTGTTATTGAAATGTTCGCAGGTAACGGCTAATTAATTCAAAATGAGGGAGATTTTCATTAGAGAGTCTCCCTCTCTAATTTATTTTGTAAAGGAGTTTTAATTTTATGCTTACTAAAAAGATCACTTATGAAGATTTTGATGGAAATTCAATTACTGAAGAATTTCAGTTTAATCTCACTAAGTCCGAACTTATGAAGATGGAACTTGCTGAGGAAGGTGGTATGTATGCCACACTTGAAAAAATGGTTAAAGAAAACAATACTCCGAAACTTGTCGCTTACTTTGATCGTTTTATTAGAGAATCTTATGGTAAAAAATCTGCTGATGGTAAGAAGTTTGTAAAAAATGCAGAACTTACAGAAGATTTTGTTAGCTCTCTTGCATATGATGAACTCGTTGTTGAACTTCTTTCTAATCCTGATGCAGCGGTAGCGTTTTTCCAGGGTATAATTCCGAAAGAACTTTCTTCTCAGATTGATCAGACCGAAATTGAGAAAGCTAAAGCAAAGGCTAATATAGCTGCTCTTGGTGCTGCCGATGCTGACAATAACGATACCACAAACTGAACTGTTTGATGAATCCACAGAAGAATTTATATACATAAAAGAACAAACTTTGTGTCTTGAGCATTCCTTAGTTTCGGTTGCAAAATGGGAAGCAAAATGGAAAAAACCTTTCTTAGGAAAAGATGAAAAAACCGAAGAGGAATTAACCGATTATATTCGTTGTATGACAATTACTCAAAATGTAGATCCAAAATGTTATTATGGATTAACAAATGAGAATATTTTAGCAGTTAAACAGTATGTTGAAGATACTATGACAGCAACAACATTTAGAAATCAACCCGGTGGTAAAAGAAATAAAGAAATTGTCACGGCCGAAATAATTTATTATTGGATGATTGAATTAGGAATACCATTTGAATGTCAGAAATGGCATTTAAATAGACTTTTAACTTTAGTTAATGTTTGCAGTATTAAAAATACGCCAGCTAAAAAGATGAGTAAAAAAGATGCATTTGCGCAGCAAGCACAATTAAATGCTGCTAGAAGAAAAAAGTTTAACAGTCTAGGATAAAGGTGGTATCTATAATGTCTCGTTCTGTTATTGCTGTAAATGTTAAAAAAGATTGGAAAGATACAATGAATTTTTTAAAATCTGTTCCTCAAAGGTTAAATTTAAATTCTATTTTAAAAAGATATGGTGCTATGGGCGTAGAATATTTAAAAAATGCTACGCCTGTAGACACTGGTAAAACTGCTGCTTCTTGGTATTATGAAATCGAACAAGGAAAAGAATCCGCAAAATTGATTTTTTGTAATTCAAATATAGTAGACGAACAAAATGTCGCTATTTTAATTCAATATGGTCATGGCACGAAAAATGGGGGATATGTAGTAGGACGAGATTATATTAATCCTGCGCTCAAGCCCATTTTTGATGAACTGGCCGATTCTGCATGGAAGGAGATTTCTAAATCATGAGTGAAAATATTGATGAACGTATTGTATCTATAAGATTTGATAATTCAGGATTTGAAGAGAAAGCTTCTGAAACGCAGAAACAATTAGAGGAGCTTAATAATTCTCTCGATTTTAGCAATGCAAATAAAGGCGTTTCTGTTTTAAGCGATGCTTTTAAACAAATTTCTGAAGATGCTAGTCGAGTTGATGTATCTCCTCTTGGAGACGGTGTTGAAGAAGTTGGAAATAAGTTTAATGCTCTTGAAAAAATAGCTACTGGCGTTTTATATAAAATCGGCGCAGATGCTGTTGATCTTGGTAAAAAATTAATTAAGTCAGTAGCCATAGATCCAATATCACAAGGTTTTGAAAAATATCAAAGCATTCTTACTTCGCAAATGACTTTAACCGCCGCATTAGGTGGAAAAACAACAGAAGAAATTGAAAAAAATAAGAAAAGAATAAAAGATGTAATAGATGAATTAACATGGTATGCTGATGAAACTTCATATTCTTTAACGGATATGATAAGTAATGTTTCAACATTTGCTAAATATGGTGTTGAGTTGGAAGATGCTAAAAATGCAATAGAAGGTATTGCTAATGCTTCTGCTAAATCTGGCGCGCCTTTGGCTATGGCTTCGCATGCAATGGAAGGTTTCTCTAAAGCAATGGGACAAGGATATATGACTGCTCAGGTTTGGAGACATCAAATTCATACATCATCTATTGATACATTAGATTTTAAGCAGACGATGGTTGATACAGCAAAAGAGTTTGCCAAATCTACCGGAAAAATTGGAAATGCGGTACTTAAAAATGGCAAACTTTATGTTGATATGGGAAAACAAATGGGTATGGTCGCGGTTACAGCACAAAATATGGATACCACATTGACAAAAGGTAGATGGTTAACCAGTAATGTTATGCTTGCCGCATTAAATAAGTATTCTGCATCAACTAAAGATCTTTATATTGCAACTGACAAAGGACGTATAGCTGTTGCAGAATTTTTTGACACAACAAAATATGGTTTTGATCAATTTAGTTTGCAAGCTTTTCAATATGCACAGCAATGTAAAACATTAAATGATGTTATTGATGCATTATTTGATGCTACTTCAACCACATGGACTAGAATTTTTACATCTTTAATAGGTGACTATGAGCAAACAGTATCTTTGTGGTCTGACTTTGCAGAATATTTATTTGAATGGTTTGTATATCCTTTGCAATCTGTTGCTGGCGTAATTAAAGAGTTTGCAGAATCCAATTCTAGTATAATAAATGAAGAAACAAAAAAAATAATGACTTATAGAGAAGTTATTGTTGATTCATTTATGAACATTATGGAAGCGATATCTAAATTTATTCAGCCAATTAAAGATGCATTTACAGTAGTTTTTAAACCATTAGAATCTCTTCCAGAAACTTTGAAAACTGGAACCGAAAAATTTCATGAATTTACAAAATCTTTGATTATAACCGAAGAACAAGCTACAAAAATCAGAAATGTTTTTATTACTGTATTTAATGTAATAAAAATGGTTTGGAATATTATAAAAACGATAGTTAATTTTTTAAAGAAATATGTATGGCCAATTGTAAAAACCGTTGGAGGT